CCAGTTACGATGTCACAATTAGACGAGTCAAGAAAAAAAATCAAGTTTGCATTGAATCCGTACCCCCAGAAGAAGTTTTGATTTCTCGTAATGCGAGAAATATTTATGAAGCACCTTATGTCGCACACCGCATGGTAAAAACTGTAAGCGATTTAGTAGCTATGGGGTATGACCGAGAAGAAATGGAACAATATGCAGGCACAGGTTCAAACTTGGATGCAGAAACCTTTGATGAAATAGAAGCTCGTAATCCTTACGATGACAATGTTTATGCTGATCGTGGTGGCTACGGCAACAAGAATGTTTTATACGTTGAGCATTATTTATTTTACGACTTAGATGGCGATGGCATAGACGAAAGAATTAGAGTTTGTACCGCAGGCGAAGGCATTAATGTTATTAATGTTGAACAATGGGATGATTTACCGATTGTGATGTTTTCGCCAGATCCAGAACCACATACTGCGATTGGCTCATGTCCAGCAGACTATGTAATTCCAATTCAAAGAGCGAAATCACAAATCATGCGTGATACTTTAGATTCTTTAGGTCATGCAATCTTTCCGAGAATGGGTGTCGTTGAAGGTCAAGTTAATATTGACGATGTTTTAAATACCGACATTGGACAACCAATTCGTATGCGTGCGCCTGGTATGGTGCAACCTTTCTCAGTTCCTTTTGTAGGTAAAGAAGCTTTTCCAGTTCTAGGTTACTTAGACGAAGCAAAAGAAAATCGTACTGGAGTTTCTAAAGCAAGTGCTGGACTCAATGCCGAAGCATTACAAAGCACCACGAAAGCTGCTGTGTCCGCTACCATGTCTGGAGCGCAAGGCAGAGTTGAATTGATTTGTCGTCATTTTGCTGAAGGCGGTATGAAAGAACTCTTTAGCTTAGTCAATAACTTGGTTATCAAACACCAAGAAGGACAAGATATGTTTAGACTGAATAACGAATTCGTACCTGTTGATCCTCGCTACTGGGATTCTGATAAAGATGTTACTGTCAATGTTGCAATCTCCAAAAACAGCGATGATGAACGCATGGCGGTTTTAAATAACTTAGCAGGTAAGCAAGAACAAATCTTACAACAGCTAGGCCCAAATAATCCTTTGGTTAATCTACAACAATACTCAAATACGCTTACCAAGATGATTGAAATGGCTGGTTTTAAAGATGCGCAAAGTTTCATAAACACTCAAGTACCGCCAATGCCGCCACAACCACAAGAACAAAAACCTGATCCTGCGGAATTACTGGCACAAGCGGAAATCCAAAAAGCACAAGTGCAAGCGCAAAAAGCTGTCATTGATGCCGAAACAGATCGTATGAAAATTATTATGGATGATGATAGACAGCGTGATGAAGCCGAAGCCGACATAAGATTGAAAGCTGCGGAACTAGCTGGCAAATATGGTGCGCAACTTGATATTGCAGAAATCAATGCGTTGATGGAACGTGACAGAGAAACTATCCGACAGATAGCGAAAACTCAATCACAGGGGTTGTTTAAGGATGACTTCAATTTCTCCAATTAAGTTATACCATTTAGAGTGTGTGGTTGGAGAACACGTTTATATCGGCACAGACATCAAAGCTCGTAGTTTTGAACAAGCAAAATCATTTATGCAATTTTTATTTAAGGATAAAATAAGCGAAGATACAGAAATATTTTTAATTAAAGAAACGACTTTACACTAATGACTGAAAACATAGATCAATTAATGAAATCTTTGCAAAGTCCAGAACGACTTCAAACTTATTTAATGCAAAAATCTTTGAATGAACAAAACAAAGGTTTAAATTTATCTAACATGATGACTTTGTTAAATAATAAAGATGTGCCTTTTGTTGATAGAGTTTTAAATCCACAAGACTATCCAACGCCTAGTATTTTTGATAAAGAAAACAGGATGCAAACACACTTTATGATGGCTTCACCAGATAAAGAAGGTAATTGGTTTGCTTTTCCTTCTGTTTTTTTTGAAGATGGAAAATACAAAAAAATAGAAAACGAGGATGAAGCATTTGAATATGCTAAAAAAAATAAAAATATAATTTCTTTTGGCAAAGATAAACAAGCTGCTATAAATTTTTCAGCAAATTATAAGCCTGAAGAATTTAAAACATATTACAAAGGTTTATTATCGGTAGAATAATTATTATGAAAGATTCAAGATTAAAACGAGCTGGTGTATCTGGTTACAACAAACCGAAAAGAACACCAGGACATAAAACCAAATCACATATTGTGGTTGCCAAGCAAGGCGACAAAATCAAAACTATTAGGTTTGGACAACAAGGCGTGAAAACCGCAGGCAAACCGAAAGCAGGTGAATCAGCAAAACAGAAGGCTCGTAGAAAATCTTTCAAAGCCAGACACGCAAAAAATATTGCTAAAGGCAAAATGTCCGCAGCGTATTGGGCAAATAAGGTGAAGTGGTGAGAAAGTTTAAAAAAGTACCAAAGACCAAAGGTGGTGTGCCTAAGAAGTATGTAAAAGGCGCAAAGAATCCAAAGGCAAGGGAGAAAGAAATAAAAAGAACTGCTAAACTATACAAACAAGGTAAATTAACCCCAGCTATGATGAACAGAATATCTAAACAGAGAAGCAAAAGTGGCAGGAAGTAAGCAAGCGACTATAGATAAATACGCTAAGTCTAGTGGTATTTCCAAAGGCACTTTGTCAAAAGTTTATAAACGAGGTCTTGGTGCATATTATTCGTCAGGATCTCGACCAGGTGTATCTGCACATCAATGGGCAGCAGGCAGAGTACGATCTTTTGCTACAGGCAAGGGTGGTGCTAGAAAAGCCGATGCAGATTTACTTAGACCAAAAAATAAAAAAACGAGGAAAGCATAATGCCAGGTTATCATTTAAAAAGAAAAAAGAAAAAAAACACAAAACCCAAAACTAAAAAGAAATATTAAACATGAATAAAAAAATAAAAGCACCTAAAGGCTATCACTTTATGAAGTCTGGCAAGACTTATAAATTAATGAAGCATAAGGGTAAATTCAAACCACACAAAGGAGCTAGTCTAACTGCTGAGTTTGAAGTGCAAAAAACTCATGGTTAAAACAAGTGGACTTTGAGCAATATTATGTTGAAGCATCTCTATTATTAGCAAGTGTCTTAGGTGGACTTGCTCTCAAAGACTATTCTGTTTCTTTTATTAAAGGTCTTAAATTCAAACTAAACTCACAATTCAACGAAGGCGATAAAGTCTTACTCGATGGCGAACAAGCCATGATAATCAAGATTGGTATGGGTACAACTGTCTTTGGCGTATATTCAAAAGATGGCTATACTTGGCGTTACATTAGCAATACCAAGATAGAGAGTTTAAAATTGGAGAAGATAGTTGATAAAGATTTACACGCTGACTCAGCGCATGAGAAAGCTATGAAACTACAAAAAATATTAGAAGGTAAAGACGATGATTGATAAATTTTTTAAACCCATTAGTGATCTGATTGGTAAAGCCATACCTGACAAAAACAAACGTATGGAATTAGAAGCTAGTATTAAATCGCAAATGATTGATTTGCAAAAAGCACAAGCAGACATAAATTTAGAACAGGCTAAGCATCCCAGTCTTTTCGTTTCGGGAAGCCGCCCCGCAATCCTCTGGATTTGTGCATTATCGCTTTTTTACCAATTCTTCTTAGCTCCTATGTTGAACTGGATAGTAGTTGTATCAGGAACATCTATCCAACCACCAGTATTAAATACTGAAGGACTAATGACTTTGACTTTATCTTTACTTGGTCTTGGTGGTTTAAGAACTGCTGAAAAATGGAAAGGTGTAGCTCGTAACAATATGCGAGAAGAAAATGTTAAAGACGTACTAAAACCTTGATATGGTTTTTATGACAGAAATACCAGCAGTCTTATCCGATAAGAGCGTTAGGATATTTGAAGGCCCATTGGTTTATGCCAATGACTTTGCCGAAGCCGAGCGTAAAGCAAAACAAATGAACAAAGATTTAATAGTCGTAGGCGAATACTACATGGCTGAAAAAGTATTATTTGAAGATGAACTGGGAATTATATAAAAACTTCAAGCCAGAAGAATTTGCTTGTCAGCATTGTGGCAAGGAAGGGATTAAAGAAGAATTACTCAATAGACTGCAAGCTCTTAGAACTTTTTTAAATTTTTCTTTTGTAGTCAGTTCTGGTTATCGTTGTCCAGAACATCCTATTGAATCAAAAAAATCTAAGCCTGGTACACATACTACAGGTCTTGCAGTCGATATATTGTGTCGTGGCATAGAAGCATATAAAATTATAACTCATGCACAAGAATATGGTTTTACAGGTATTGGTGTTAATCAAAAAGGCAATAGTAGATTCATTCATTTGGATATTGCAGATCACTCAGAAGAAAGACCAAGACCTACTGTTTGGAGTTATTAATGGCAAAAGCAACAGTCACAGAAGTAGATAAGCGTTTAAGTTCGCACGAAGCTGCTTGTGAACAACGCTGGAAAGAAAACTATAGACGTTTAGAATCTATTGAACATGGTATTACCTCACTTAATAAAACCCTTAGAAACACCCTGATATTTGTCCTAACTATATTTTTAGGCGTTACAGGATTTCTACTCCAAGAAGTTATTTATCAAGCCATCTCATAAATTATGCCCTCACAAAAAGAAGTATTAGAAGCCAACGAAGCAGAAGTTATTTTAAATAGCGATGTATTTAAAAAAGCTGTTGCTAACCTCAAAGAAGAATATTTGCAAAAGTGGGAAAACTCCTCTGAAGCTGATAGCAGTTTTAGAGAAGATTTACACAAAGCAATCAGAATTTTGCCTGAAGTAGAGAAACATCTTAGGATTATTATTGAAAAAGGCAGAATAACTAAGACTCAATTAGACAAGATAAGAAGCATAACTAGGTAATAAACCTTGAGCTTTCCTGGTCTTTTAGAGTAAAATTCAAACATTATTTACACTAAGAGGTAAAAACATGGCAACAACGGAAAAACCGACTGCATTAAGAACAAACTTACAACAGGCAGAAGAAGCATTTACTAATTTACTGACTCCTGAAGAAGAAGCACCAGTAGAAGAAAATGTTGAAGCTGTCGAAGAATCTGTAGAAGAAATCGAGGAAGTTACCGAAGAACCAGAAATGGAAGCGGAAGCTACTGAAGAAGTCGAAGAAACAGAAGAAGAATATCTTGAAGAAGATCAAGATGAGTCACAAGAAGATCAAGTAGAGCTTTTGGATGACGAGCAACCTCAACTTTATACCATTAAAGAAAATGGCGTTGAAGTAGAGGTCACACTCGAAGAACTCCAAAACGGCTACAGTCGTCAGCAAGACTATACGCGCAAGACTCAAGAATTGGCTAATCAACGTAAAGAGATTGAAAGCCAACAAGCAGAGTTAAGGCAAAAGGATGACATTTATAAGGATTTGTTACCAAAACTTGAAGCTAATTTAAAAGCTGAGTTAGGTGAAGAACCAGATTGGAAAGCTATATATGACGAAGATCCTATTGCTTATGTTCGTGAAAAAGACATTTGGAACGAAAAACAAAAACGTCTGGAAGCAGCTCAAGCTGAACAGCAAAGAATCAAAGATGAGGAACTTGCTGAACAGCAGAAACAAGTTAAAGAATTTGTTGAGTTTGGCAACCAGCAGTTATTGGAAAAAGTTCCTGAGTGGAAAGATGCCGAAAAAGCTAATTCTGAAAAGATAGCGATTAGGGATTACGCCATAAATGTTTTAGGATTCACGCCACAAGAAATGGATCAAGTTTATGACTATCGCATTTTGTTAGGTTTAAGAAATTCTTGGTTGCATGATAAAACTATCAAAGCAACAAAGAAAAAGCCAACACAGAAAGCACCAGCCAGAGTAGCTAGACCTGGTACTGCCAATCAAGTTAGAAAAACAACTCCTTTGAAAAAGTCAAAACAGAAATTAGCTAAATCTGGAAAAGTCCAAGATGCAGCTAAAGTATTTGAACAATTAATTTAATTTCTAGCGAAAGCTAGAGGAGTATATAAACATGGCTAAAGTCACAAATGCCTTTGATACTTATACTGCGACTGCTGACAGAGAACAATTAAGTGATGTTATTTATAACATCTCTCCTACAGCAACTCCTGTAATGAGTGCCATTGGAAAAAACAATGTAAAAAACGTGCAATTCGATTGGCAAGTAGAATCTTTGCCAACTGCAAGTGCAACTGGGAAACTTGAAGGTTTTGAACTTTCAAGAGCAGCTTCGACTGCTACAACTAGAGTAAGTAACGTCTGTCAAATCTCAAGCAGAGATGCGACTGTTACTGGTTCACAAAACGCTTCTGATGCTGCTGGTAAAAGAAGTGAAATGGCGCACCAATTAGCTCTTATGGCTAAAGCGTTGAAAAGAGATATGGAAGAAGCCTTAACTCAAAACAATGCTAAAAACGCTGGTAACGCTACTACTGTTAGACAAACAGGTGGTTTAGAAACTTGGATCACTACTAACAAGTCTATCGGTACTAATGGTGTTTATGGCGGTAGTGGTGCAGCTACTACTAATGGAACGCAAAGAGCTATAACTGAAACTCTTGTTAAGACTGTTCAACAGTCTTGTTTCACTAATGGTGGTGAGCCTTCATTACTAGTTGTTGGCCCTCACGTGAAATCAGTTGTATCTGGTTTTACTGGTAGAAGTTCAGCTAGACAGTTTGTAGATGCAAACACTATTGAAGCGTCTGTATCTATCTACTCTGGTGATTTTGGAGAACTACAAGTAGTTCCTTCAAACAGAAGTAGAGCTAGAACTGCCTTACTATTAGATCCTGAGTATGCAAAAGTTTCTTATCTTAGAGATTTTGAAACTATTGACATCTCAACTATTGGTGATGCTGAAACTAAAATGATAGTAGTTGAATTCGGTTTAGAAGTGAGCAACGAAGCTGCTCATGGAGCTGTTTACGACTTATCTACATCATAAGTTTAATTAAGGGGGGTGAGTAATCACCCCTCTTTTTTAAGATGGCAAGAAGAACAGTAATAGACACTAGAACAAACTTTGTTAGCGAATTCGCTACAGAAGATGACAAGTTTGTTTATCACACCAAACAAAACGTAGCTCCAATTTTGAAGCACGTTAAAGACTTACAAGAATTAAAACCAGGTAAAGAATTACGTCATGTTGCGGAAGTACCTATGGTAATATATCAAAAAGCTATACGAGAAGGTTGGGCGAACGATAAAGCCAAATGGAAAAAATGGTTGAATGATCCCAACAATAAACTTTTCAGAACTTGGCAAGGTAAAGTATGACTTACGATGATTTAAAAACACAGATAGCAGATTTTCTAAATAGAAGTGATTTGACTTCTAAATTGGATTTTTTTATTGATGCTACTGAAGGTGAACTTAACAGAAGATTAAGAACCAAAGACATGGTAGTTAGAGCAACTGCTACTGCCGATAGTCAATATTTATCTTTACCAACTGACTGGTTAGAAGCTATAAACATAGAAATTACCTCTGGTGATTTCACACCTTTATTACAACAATCCATAGAATCTTTAGATGTTTATAGAAAAGCTAACGACAATACTTCTGGACAACCAGTCTTTTTCTCTATTGTTGATAAAACTTTAGAGTTAGCACCTACACCTGACACAAGTTATACATTACAATTAACTTATTATGCTTCGATAGCAGCGTTGAGTAGCACAAACACTACCAACTTTGTATCGACTGGGCACCCAGATGTTTATTTATATGGTTGTCTAAAACACGCTTCAATCTACTTAATGGAAGATGAACGTGTAAATATGTTTTCTCAGTTGTTTGAAAAAGCACTAGAGGAAATGAGAATGGAACAAGAACGTGCTGAATTTGGCAAAGGCTCTTTAATACCAAGAAGAAGAACTTATGGCAAAGCACACAAAACAACTTATCATTTTAAGAGTTGAGGTAAGATATGTCAGGATTTAGTGATTATTTAGAAGATAAAGTTTTAGACCATGTATTTGGTGGTAATGCTTATTCAGCGCCATCTACTTTATATGCAGCTTTATATACAGTAGCACCATCTGATACTGGTGGTGGTACAGAAGTTTCTGGCGGAGCTTACGCCAGACAAACAGCAGCATTTACTGTTTCTGGTACAAATCCAACAACTGCAACAAATTCAGCAGCTATTGAATATCCTACAGCTACAGCAAATTATGGAACTGTAGTTGCTGTTGGTATTTTAGATGCTCTTTCTGGCGGTAATTTATTAGCTTACTCTACTTTAGATTCTTCAAAGGTCGTAAGTAGTGGCGATGTTTTTAGATTCAATGCTGGAGATCTTGATATAACGCTGGCGTAACATCATGGCCAGTATCGGCTACAATCAGGGTTACTACAGTAGATCTAAATATAACGACTTAGCACACCAAGCTGAAGCCACAATAGCTGGCGTTAGCGGTGTTAGTGCGTCTGGCGTTATCATCAAACTTGGTGCAGGCACTATTGCAGGTACAAGTGGTTTTAGTTCCGTAGGTACACAGATAGATTTAGGTACAGCAACGATTCAAGCTGTATCTGGTTTTAGTTCTGTAGGTACACAAATTGACGCTGGTAAAGTAACTATGGCTGGCGTTTCTGCCTTCAGTTCTGCTGGTCGTCTAGTTATTGCTGCTTCACAAACTATCGCAGCAACTTCTGGTTTTACTTCAGTTGGTACACAAATAGATCGTGGTGCTGCTACCATTGAAGCAATATCTAGTTTTAGTTCTATTGGTGGGTTAAAATGGACAGACCAAATAGTTGCAGCAGATACTTGGACAGAACAAACTGTAGCAAGCGATACTTGGACAAACCAAACAAATCCGACAACTACTTGGACAGATTTAGACGAACAAGAAGTAGCGTAATATGGCAGACACAACAACAACCAACTTAGGACTTACTAAACCAGAACCAGGCGCAGCCGAAGATACTTGGGGTATTTCTTTAAACAATGATTTAGATGCAATAGACGCAATATTTAGTGGAACAGGAACAGCAGTTTCATTAAATATTGATGGTGGGGATATAGCATCTGCGGTTACTATTAATAAATCTCCAGTCATAACATTGGGTGGCGATCTTTCTGGAAATGTTACTTTAACTAATTTAGGAAATGGCACTTTAACTGCGACTGTTGGTACTTTAAATCAAAGCACTACAGGAAACGCAGCTACAGCTACAGCTTTACAAACTGCCAGAACGATTGGTGGTGTATCTTTTGATGGTACAGCTAATATCAATTTACCTGGTGTAAATACTGCTGGCACACAAGATACTTCAGGAAACGCTGCAACCGCAACTGCTTTAGCTACAGGTAGAAACTTTTCTTTAACTGGTAATGTTACTGCTAGTGCAGTTTCTTTTGATGGCACAGGTAATGTTGCTTTAGCAACTACCCTTGCTGACGACACAGTAACTTCAGCTAAGTTAAGTGGTAATTTAGTAACGCCAGGAACTTTAGATTTAAATGGACAAGAACTTATTCTTGATGCCGATGCAGATACATCTATAACAGCAGATACAGACGATCAAATAGATTTTAAAACTGGCGGTACAGATAGAATGACTATTAATTCTGTTGGTAATGTTGGGATTGGTGTAGCTGATGGGGATGTAACAAATGATGGTTCTGCTGCTAGAACTTATGCAGCAATTATAGGTGCTGGCAATCGTGGTCGATTAAATCTTGGTAGCACATCTCATGCTGGTGCAGATGGTGGAACAATTGCCTTTGTCAATGGTGCAAATACACTTTCACAAATATCAGGTGATGCTAATTCAGGTAGTACAACTGCTGGTTCTATGGACTTTTTTTCTAGCACAGGACACGTCATGAGGATTACCAGTGATTCCAAAGTTGGTATTGGTACAACCGCACCAGCACAACATTTTACAGTTTCAGGTAATGGTTTCAAATCAAGGTTTGACAGAACAGGAAGTGCAGGATCGTGTGTTGAATATGCTAGTGGTGGTACTGTTGTAGGTAATGTTGCAGTTCAATCTGGTGGTTTTAGTCTTGGTGGTGCTTTTAGAGAAAATGATTTATTTATAACTACAAGCGGAAATATTGGTATAAATACTTCATCTCCTTCAGTAAAATTAGAAGTTCAAGAAACTACGGGAACTGTATATGCAGCTAGATTTTTTCACGGCTCTAATCCTAGTAGTAGTCCACCACAAGGCGTACGAATAGATTTTAACTACACACCAAATAATGGAACGTCAGAATTTTTAAAGTGTAGAGATACTTTAAATGGCACTCCTGTTAATAGAGCTGTAATAATGTCAAATGGTGGTATTGGTAATTACACTACTAATGACTTTAATTATTCTGATGAAAGAATGAAGAAAGACATAAGTAATGCAACAGCACAGTTAGACAATATAAAAAAATTACAATTAAAAACTTTTCGCTACAAAGAACAAGAAGATAGTGAGCCTACAAATTTAGGTGTAGTTGCACAAGATATTCAAACAGATTTTCCAGCTCTTGTAACTGAGCAAGGAGAAGGAGATGAATCAAGGTTAGGAGTTAAAGAGCAACAAATTATGTGGATGGCAGTTAAAGCTATTCAAGAACAACAAGACATTATAGATGATTTAAAATCAAGAATAGAAACACTAGAGGGATAATATGGCAATTAACTATACATGGGATGTAAGCACTGTAGACGTTAAGGAAATAGATGGCAATGCTGATACTGTCTTTAATGTCCACTGGAGACTTACTGGAACTGATGATACTAACAACGATACTGAAGGCAATCCACAAACTACTACAGTATATGGCACACAAGAATTAGATACTTCAGATTTATCAGACTTTACCGCTTTTGCAGATTTAACTGCAAGTGACGTACAAGGTTGGGTTGAAACTGCTATGGGTGCAACTGAAGTCCAAGCTAAAAAGGATAGTCTTGATGCTCAGATCAACGAATTAGTAAACCCTGTAGTACAAACAAAAACAATCGGTGGCTAAAATAATATATAATTTCTAATTATGGCAGATACAAATACGACCAATTTATCATTAGTAAAACCAGAAGTAGGCGCAAGTACGAATACTTGGGGTGGTAAAATCAATACAAATCTTGATACTGTCGATGGTATTTTCAATGGTGCTGGTAATGGTACGTCAGTAGGCCTTAATGTAGGCTCTGGCAAAACTCTTACAATTGGTGGCACATTAGATATAAATGGCACGATTGATTGCGAAGGTGGTGCGATTGACAACACTACTATTGGTGCAAGCACAGCAGCGCCAGGAAGTTTTACTACATTAAACAGTTCTGGTTTAGCAACATTAAACAGCATTACTTGTGCTGGCACTTCTACTTTAACTACTGTAGATATTAATGGCGGTGCAATAGACGGCACAGCGATTGGCGCAAATTCTGCTAGTACAGTTGCAGCCACTACTGTAACTGCTTCATCACATATCAATACTACAGGTGGACAATATCAGCTTAATGGCACAAATATTTTTGAAAAAATATATCCAGTAGGATCAATTTATATAAATGCTGCGGTAAGTACCAATCCTGGAACTTTATTAGGTTTTGGCACATGGGCAGCTTTTGGTGCTGGTAAAGTACCTGTAGGCATAGATTCTTCTGATACAGATTTTGATACTGCTGAAGAAACAGGCGGTGCTAAAACTCATACACTTACAACAAACGAACTACCAAGCCATACTCATGGTGGTATTTTTCCTTCTGGCGCTCAAGGTAGTTTTTCACAAGCATTTGATGTAGATAATCCTGGAAATGGAGCTGATTTAGGAAATGAAAAAACTACATCTAGCACAGGTGGCGGAGCAGCTCACAATAATTTACAACCTTATATAGTCGTTTATATGTGGAAAAGAACGGCTTAACTTTAGGATAAGTCATGGCGTTAGTACAAATAACACCCCCAGCAGGAATAATAAAGAATGGCACAGACTATGCTAATAAAGGTCGTTTTGTTGATGGCGATTTAGTACGTTTTGAAAATGGCTACCTAAAACCTTTAGGCGGTTGGACATACTTTAGACAAAATCCAGTTGGTACTTTTTTTAGTGGTACAGTTACAACTGCATCATCAAGCGCAAATATAACTGTTACTACAACTGCTGTGCATAATTTAGTTGTTGGCAATACAGTTGTCTTAGAAGATTTTGCAGCTACAGGTGGGATTACTGCCAATCAAATCAACACAACTTTTACAGTAGCATCTGTGCCTTCTACCACGACATTTACTGTCGCTACATCTGGTACTGGTACATCTGCTGCAACTTCATCTGCTTCAAGAGTTATTCAACCAGCAGTTCCAATAGGTATGTATTCTTACAAAACCAATGATGGCGAAGAAGTCTTAGCTATTGGCACTAGATCTGGCGTAAATGTTTTTTATAATGGCACTTGGTATGACATTACACCTTCTGGTTTTGTTGGTGACGATGTTATTACTTCAACTGGTTATGGTGCATATCACTATGGTGTAGAAGATTGGGGAGATGCGAGAAGTCAATCAGGCATACAATTTGATACTAAAAGTTTTTCTTTTGATAACTGGGGAGAGCATTTAATTTTTTGTTTTGCAGGCGATGGCAAGATATATCAATGGCGACCTGATGCCGGTAGTGGCAGTCCAGATACTATAGCTACGGCAGTAACCAATGCACCGACTGGCTGTCAAGCAGTTATTGTTACTAATGAAAGACACTTGGTAGCAATCGGTTCTGGTGGCGATCCTCGTAAGATAGCCTGGTCTGATAGAGAAGATAATACTACTTGGACATCAACAGCTAGAAATACAGCAGGCGATTTACAAATACCTACTGGTGGTCAAGCGAATTACGCAGTCAAGTATGGTAACGATATTATTATTTTTACCGATGTTGGTATAAACAAGATGTACTACGCTGGTAGTCCTTTTGTTTATGGCATACAAGATGCTGGGATAAATTGTAAAGCAATTAGTCCAAGATCAATCATATCTTCTGGTAGCTTTTTATCATGGATAAGTGAAAACTCTTTCTTTACCTACGATGGCAGAGTTAGAGAACTTAAATCAGATGTGCATGATTTTATCTTTGACAACTTACAACAAAGAACGCAACAAGCTACCTTTGGCGCACATAACATTGATTACAATGAGATTTGGTGGTTTTTTCCTGTTGGTGATACAGACCAACTATCACCAAACAAATATATTATTTGGAACTATTTAGATAATGTCTGGTCTATTGGAGAACTTGATAGAGGTGCTTGGATAGATCAAGGTGTCTTTGATAATCCAATCGCTTGCGATTCTGGTGGTTTTGTTTATGAACACGATAAAAGAGCTTTGTTTAATTCACCAGGATTAGGAACAAGAAAACCTTTTTGTCAAACAGGCCCATTGGAAATAGGTAATGGCGACAAAGTAGCACAAGTAAATCAAATCTTACCTGACGAAGAAACTACAAGTTTGCCAGCAATAACTTTAAGTTTTACTGGTCGTTTTACACCATTAGGTGCAGAAACAGACTTTGGTAGTTTTTCTTTCAACGCTGATGGTTATACCGATGCTAGATTTTCTGCTAGACAAGTGCAGATGAAAATAGAAGGCGATGTTACGCAAGACTTTCAAGTTGGCAAGATTAGACTTGATGTGCAACCTAGAGGTCGTAGATGATAGATCCTGCTAGTAAAAGTCAATATATACAAAGAGTAACTAACGCTCAACTTGACGTAACTGGCACTTCTTCTTTAGAAACAATTTACACCGCACCAAGCGGTACAGACTTTGATTTTGCAATTATTGAGTCTATTTTGGTAGCTGATGATGGCAACCAACAAACTAACATAGATTTAACAGTTACTACTGGAGCTAGTAATCTTTATATTTTTAAACAAAAAAATCTAACTGCTAATTCGACAGAAGAATTATTGAGTAGAGATTTAGTTTTAACGTCTGGACAGATACTTAAAATACAAGTTAGCCACGCTAATATAAATGTTTTTGTTAGTTTAGTTGAATATGCAAAGGGTGATTAAAAAAGAAGATTGGGAACTGCAATGGGATTATTGCAAGCAATTTATTGAGCCTGCTTTAAAACATCAAGATTCCTATACAATAGACGACATAGAAGATAAAATAAGACATGGATTTTTCCAT